GGCTCGCTCTTGACTTCGCTCATCCGTTTCGGATAAACCTGAAATCCGTGGCGAACCGCTGGAAACTTCGAGCGAAATCTGCGGAATCGCAGGCGATTGCGGCGGGAGCGGCCCGAATAGCTGCGGACGAGATTATCGCAGAGCTAGTTCGGGAGATTGCGAGGCTGACGGAGGCGTTGGGGCGGCAGCCCGAGACGATCCTGTCGAACCTGGCACCCCTGTTCATCGGCTACCGTGAAGACACAGCCAAGACCCAGGCCCAAACACGCCTCCAACAAATGATAGGCGGAACCAACGAGGACGAAGAGCGAGGCGTATGGTTCCCCGACATTGAGTTCGACGAGTCGATGGAAAGCAGAGACCAGTGGCCTCAGAGTGGACGGATAAACGGACCCCCAACTGGGCGAACCAGTCCAACAAATCACAGGATAACAAACGGGGAGGTGGTAAGGGAGGACGGTCAGCAAATGTTCCAAGCTGGTTCGACCGCACCCCCTCCGGAGTCAAATCAGGAATAGACCGCGACGAAGCGGAACGTCTCGCAACCCGCTCCCCGCAAACACAACAGGTCAAGAAATCCGATCGGGCAACACGACGCTTCTCCCGAACCCAGTTCGTAGCACACATTAGCGACCGGATGACCTTCAACCGGAACGGCGACATGATGATAACGATTCAAGTCCCGTTCCAGTTCAAGCATCTGGCCGAACCGTTGACCGACGCGTTCGGTATTCCACTCTCGTTCGACGTCGAAGTGTGGCAGCCCTATCAGGACGACACGACGTAATGGCCTGGTGCCCTATCTGCGGCAAATACTGGATAGTTCGCACAGGAACCTTCATCAAACGAGGAGTCCTCGGACGCTCCAACAACGACGTCATCGACCCGCCCGACATGATCTGCCCCGACTGCGAGAAGACCGATGCCTGACTACGTTGACAAGACCAACGAGTTAGCGGAACTGGCGCTCAACGAAGCGAAACTGATCCTCCAGTACGGCCCGTCGCAGCAGAAACTACAGGTGATCCGTGGTGTGCTTGGTGTGCTCGCTCGCCAAGCAGCAGCAGGACAAGACGCGGTAGCTTTAGAGATGCGACTGAAGATGGAGACGCTGATGGCGTCAATGCGAGACGTCCCGCAACTCACCACCATCGTCGGCGAACGAGACTTCATCGTGGAAGCCGAAGTAATCGACGAATCATAGCGAATCATAACGAATCCTGATGCTCTCGCTTCACCCGCTACTCAAGACGCTCACCATCAAGACCAAAGACCTTGAGTTCCGTCCGCTCGACCTGTTCCATGTCCATCCCGACTACGGGGATTTCGGATGGGCTCAACGACGGTTCGTCCACCAAGTCGAGAAGACCTACAATCAAGGCAAACCCATACGAATCATCACGCTCAAAGCACGACAACTCGGCATCTCGACCGTAACCGAAGCGATCCTGTTCCTATGGGGGTTCATACACCACGGAACAAACGGTCTCGTCATGGCTCACGAGAACACCGCCTCGCTGGAACTGTTCGAGATGACGAAACTCTACTGGGACAGATGGGATTTCCGTGGAGCCTATACACTTCAGTCTCAAACGAAACAGAACTTCCACTGGTCTGAGACTCGGTCCCGATTGCGAGTCGCTACTGCCAGAAATATTCAGAGTGGACGCGCTTCAACCCTACACGCAGTTCACGCGTCTGAAGTGGCTTTCTATCCTGACCCGGCGACCCTTATGCTCGGACTGTCTCAAACGATCCCACAAAGACATGGGACTATTGTCGTACTCGAATCGACGGCGAACGGTGTAGGCAACTGGTTCTACGACGAATGGCAATCCGCGGAGGAAGGCGAATCGGACTATATCCCTCTGTTCTTTCCGTGGTGGCGTCACCCCGAATACAAGCTAACGACGACTCTCACCATCAAATCGGAACTAACCTCAGACGAACGGGACCTGATCCGGCTCGGAGCAGACCTAGAGAACATTGCCTGGCGACGGTGGGCGATCGTCAACCTCGCTCGGGGAGACATGGCGCTCTTCATGCAAGAGTACCCGTCAACCCCCGAAGAAGCGTTCATCACCACAGGCCGTCCGATCTTCAGTCATCTCCACCTGAAGAAGCAGTTCGCTCCCGAAGAAGGCATCCAAGGACGATTCCATTCGGATATCCGAGGACGCGTCCATTTCGAGCGCGACCATAGTGGTCCGTGGACGATCTTCCGGAAACCGAAGCCGAAAGACCTGCGCTCCGACCGCTACTTCTGTGCCGGCGACCCCAGCGAAACGATTGCGGGCGATCCTGCCTGCGGCCAAGTCATCAACCGGCAGTCGCTCGAACAGGTAGCGGTCTACCACAACCGGGTCAACCCCATGCACTTCGCCGACGAAATGATCCTGGCAGGGAAGTTCTACAACGAATGTATGCTCTGCCCCGAAGTCGAAGGCGGCGGGCAAGCGACCATCAGCCGAATCCTCACAAAGAACTATCCGAACGTGTGGCTCGACAAACGCGCAGACCGTCTCCGAGGCTCATTCAACGTATTCGGATGGTCAACCAACTACCAACGCAAACGATGGGCGATAGGAACATTACAGCGCACGATCATTGACGGCTCCTTGACCGTCCATGACCGCAAGACCTACAATCAGCTTCGGAACTATGTGGAGGACGAGACCGGGTATTGGGGCAACGCAGACAAAGAAACGCACGATGACGCGGTTATGGCGTTGGCGATCGCTGTCTGTGCCTCAGAGCAAGAGGGACCGTTTACTGCAGACCCCCCGGTGCCTTCCGTGATCCACGACCTGTACGCCCAAGAGTTCGACGTCGGATAGCGATGATGTACGCCTACAAATGTCGAGTGTGTGGAGCGGTCGTTGATAGTACGTCTCGAAACCTCACGACCTGTCCAGAATGCCTTAGCATGGCGCTTCGACGTGATTACACGTCTGTTCAGATGGGAATGGGAGCTTTCCGTCCCCACTTCAATCATGCGGTCGGGGCTTACGTTGAGACGTCGAAACAGTTCGACGACCTACTCAAATACCACTCAGAACGAAACGGCTCGCAACTGACGCGCATCGACCCAGGCGACGCACCAACCCCACACAAAGACACGGAAATACTCGAAACCCAAGCACGGACGATACGCGACAAGAACATCAACCCAGCGGAGCTAACATGACCGAAACGCAGGCGTGGATCATCATAGTCGAACTAGGCATCATCGCTCTCGTCTACCTACTGTCCCTGTTCGGCTACGCTGGTCGTGGCCCACACCGTCCAGCCTGAAAGGAACCTCATGTCAGACCAAGAGACCGAGACGACCGACTTCACACCTCTCGACGTCGACGAACTCATCGACGCGCTCCACAACGAACGCAGCAGCACGAACCCGAACATGGACGCGGCAGCCAACGCGAAGTACGAGACGCTCACATGGGTTCTGTCGCTTGTCGAGGACCCCGAAGCCCGCGCTGAAGAAGACCAAGGCGAAGTAGACGAAGCCCAAGCAGAACGAGACGCACGATTCGAGGAACACGAAACAGGCGTCCCCGCCGGCGAAACGGAAATCCCGCCAGAAGAGTCTGAGCCTGACGAAGAACCAGAACCCACCGAAGAACCCTTCTTGTCGTAATGCCGTTCCGCTCCGAACCTCAGCGACGGTTCATGTGGGCGCAGCATCCCGACATTGCGGAGAAATGGGCGCACGGCCAGCATTCCACGAAACAAGGCCCACATAAGATGCCACGCTCCAAGAAGCGGTCCTCGAAACGGTCCTCGAAACGGTCGAAACGATCGAGCCGTTACTAATGCCGATCAACTTCAAGGGAGTCCCCACTCGTGACCCCGGCGACGAAGGAGAGTTCTGGTCACTAATCAACGCCGTCAAAGACGAATATGCGTGGCGGCCTGGTGGTGGTGGTACAGACGGCGGCTCCTACACCCACCACCAAACCGTCGCTGACACGACATGGACAATCAACTCGCCGCTCAACTTCTATCCGAACGTCTCGGTGGTGGACTCGACTGGCGAGCAAATCTTTCCCGGCTCACTCGTCTACTCTAGTGTCGCGCTCATCATCCTGACGTTCTCGTCAGCGGTCGGCGGGGAGGCATACCTGAGCTAATGCCAGTCTTCTACGGTGCCATCGACCTTTCCAAGAACGAGCTACGAAACGCTGTCGTCCAGAATCTTGGTGCGCCGCCAGGGACGCCCACCAAAGGCCAAATCTACATGGATTCGGCCCTCAACAACCTCTACTTCTACGACGGCACCGCATGGGTATCCACTAGGTCCTCAGGGGCGCTAACCCCCGCCACGGCCGTCACAACCCAAGCAGTCGGCGACACCCCGACAGTTGGCGTCTCCACCAACTACGCCCGACAAGACCACCTTCACGGTAGAGAACCGTTCGGGGCAGTAACCGCCGAAACCACATTCGGGACGTCATCAGCCAACGGGGTAGCGACAACCCTGCCACGCTCCGACCACACCCACGGCAACCCTGCCCACGGTCTCCCTGCCCACTCTACCATCCCGCTCAACGCTCTTCTGACAGCCACGAGCTCGTACTCGATGGGCGGTAACTTTCTCACAGGCGTTGCTGACCCGGTAAACCCGCAAGACGCTGCCACCAAGAACTACACCGATAACGCGATCGCTGGCCTCAGTTGGAAGGATTCGGTACGGCTGGCGACGACAGCATCCTTTGGTGCTTCGATCCCGGTCGGACCGCAAACCGTCGACGGTGTCGCAACTGCTGTCGGAGACCGGGTACTCATCAAGAACCAGGCGACCGGCGCGCAGAACGGCATCTACATTGCGGCCTCAGCGGGACTCACCTGGCAGCGAGCCACAGACGCCGACGCCTCCAACGAAATCGAAGGCATGGCGGTCTTCGTCAACGAAGGCACAGCCAACGCCGACACATCGTGGGTGTGTACCACTAACGCACCGATCACCATCAACACGACGGCCCTGGTCTTCGTCCAGTTCGGTTCCGGGGCTGTTTACACGGCCGGTGGCGGTCTCACACTAACCGGCAACAGATTCGATGTTGTCGCCGGCGACACGTCTCTCACGGTCTCCGCTGGCTCGATGATCGTCAACACGGCGGTCATCGCTACCGTCGCGTCGGTTGCAGCGAAAGCCGGGAAGTTTGCGGCCGCGCTCACCGGCACGGCCTCCCCCGAAACGGTAACTCACAATCTCAACACACGAGACATTGCACTCACAGTCCTCAACGGAGCATCGCCGTACACGGCCGTCGAAGTAGACTGGGACGCAACAACCGTCAACACCGCCACGATTCGCTACAACCCGAACCTCGGCGCGGGGTATCGTTGTGTGGTCGTCGGATAATGCCACGCTCATACGGGACGACTAACGTTGCACCGTATCCGGCTGCACCTGCGGTCGGCCCCGCCGGTGACACGTACTACAACACGGCCAACAAAGTTCTGTACCTCAGCGACGGCTCCGTGTGGAACCCGAACGCAGGAACACCAGCGGGCGGCACGGCTGACCAAGTGCTCCAGAAGAACTCTGCCACGGACTACGACGACTCGTGGACAAGCATCATCGGAGCGAACGCTGGTATCTCTCGGATCGTAGCGACCGGCAACAACACCTTCGGCCAAATCGACGGCCAACGCATCAACGGTGCAGGTGCGATGGCGGGACTACAGAACGCGTTCAACTTTCGTGGACTCGGCTACGACGGCGTGTCAGCGTACCGTGTGCTCGGATCAGTCTCTCTAGGAACAGACGTCGCAGCCGTCACACCAACAAACGCCGGCGGCACGGTCACATTCAACACGACAGCGAACGGTACTCTCACCAACACTGGACGTGTACGCATCGACGGTGCGGGCATGGTCGAAATCGCGTCGAAACTGAAGGTCGGCCAAGCTCTCGCATCCGCTGGACTCACCGGATCAGCACTCGACCTGTCCAACGGCCTGCTCAACATGCGGCGCCAAGCGTACGCGGTCACGTCCGGGTTCCTAAACGACCTGACCCTCCCGACGTCATCGTTCATCGAGTTCACGGGTGCGACAGGTAGCTGTGTTATCTCAGGGTTCGCTGGCGGTATTGACGGAGCGGTCATCAACTTCCTTTACACAGGCACACAGCCATTCTCGCTCCTTCACCAACAAACGTCTGCGACAGCTAACCAAATCTATATCCCGACTGCTGTAACAGTCTACGCCAGCGGCCCTTTCGCTGGCACACTCATCTACTCGACGAGCCTATCCAAGTGGATACTGACGTACTTCTCTGCCGACCAGTTCCAAGCGTCGGGGACGGTCGTCTCGGAACAGTCCCGAGGCTACATCGGAGGATGGGGGACGACGGCCTCGACCACCTACGTCGTCATCTCCGGTTCCTTCATCCCTATCGTGAACTTTGTCAAACGGTATGCAGGCACGACCTTGGAACTCTCGATGGGAGCTTCGGCGTACGTTACAGGCACCGTCGGGCCTGCCCAGTTCGGATGCTCGACCACCAACGCGCCAGCGAACGTCACCCAGGTCTCCCAGTTCTACTGGAACGCCCTGTCGTCCCACGCAGCGTTCACGGGTCTCACTAACCTGACGGGCCTAGCGGCAGGCACCTACGCTTGCTCCTGGTGGCTGAAAGTCACCAACGCCGCTACCACCGTCACCAACGACGCAAGCGACCTCATCTGGACCCGGATCAGGGAGATATGGCCGTAATGGCAACTGATACGCTCACGACGATGCTGATGCCGCATCGGGAACCGGACCTGCAAACAGTCAACGACCTGCGCACCCTCTACCTTGTCGCCAGAGACGAGAAGCGCAACCGTTACGACAACTGGATGCGGAACTATCGTCTGGTTCACAACCGGATCGGCGGCACCGTCCAGAACTGGATGCCAGCCCCACGAGACAGCGAAATCTACCCTGGACTCTCGTCGCTGATCGCGTGGATGACAGACCAAGAAATCGACATAGACCTTATCCCGTCCGCTGACCCCAACTCGCAACTCTTCGACTACGTATCACACATCGCCGACGACCTGTCCGACGTCCTCTACACGACATGGCAAACCGAATGCTACGACCAGCAAATCAAACTGGCATTGTGGGATGCGACAATGTACGGGACAGGGATCATCAAGAACATCTGGGACAACTCTCTCAGCGGCGGCTACGGCAACTCGGTCATGCGACGCACAGACCCGTGGGCTTTCTACGTGGACCCCAACGCAACATCACTGTCCGACGCCGAATACATGATCGAAGTACGCAAAGTCTCCCGAGACGAACTCGAACGACGATTCCCTGACACGTACGACAAGGCAGTCAAAGCAACAGGGACGTCCATCGAAGGCTACGATGAACGCCCGAAAGTGTACGGGTCGATGGATCGGCGCGTAATGACAAACCCCGGACAAATCCCTTCGTCCGGACAGTGGCCCGGCGGCTCATCCCGCGTCGGAACATTCGGGGGACGCCCACGAGACCGGCGACTCTACCTGCCCGACCCCGGCTACGTCCTCTACGAATACTGGCTCAAAGTCAACGACGAATACGAAGAAGAATGGCCGGACTTCCCCGACGAAGAAGACGAGGAATACCCCGAATATGCCGACAACAGAGTCAAACCAACCTGGCGATTCGTTGCCGTCTGTAACGGTCGAGTGCTCTTGGACGTACCTGTGTCCGAAATGTGGTCACACGGCCAACCGCCGTACGAAGACTTCCGGTTCGACGACATTGGTGAGTTCTACGGGATCGCCCTCGTCGATCACCTGGCACACCCCCAAATCTACGTCAACCGACTACTCACGGCGCTCCAACACAACGCCGAACTTACGGGTAATCCGATCTTCATTGAACCCGCCAACTCAGGACTGAACCGGGTCAACATCATCAACCGTCCCGGCCAACGCCTCACAGTGTCGGGTCCACAAGCGATGCAGAACCGTCCCGACTGGCTCACCCCGCCAGCAATGCCGCAGCAAGTCATGGACTTGGTACAGTTCTGGATCAGCCGCATTGAGAACACCATGTCACTCAGCGCCCTACAGAAAGGCATCACGCCGACACAACGCAACGCCGAAGGCGCGCTCAACATGGTGCAGGAGGCAGCGTTCGTTCGGGTCCGGTCGGCGCTCTCCAACCTTCAAGACTGCCTCCAACGCTCAGCGATCAAACTAGCAGACCTTATCGTCGACAACTACACGCAACCGCGAATCATGGCAATCATCGGCGAAGACGGTAACATGATGGCGAAATCTCTCGCCGGCCAGCATTTCATGGTCCCATCCCGCAACGGGTCAGCGCCTCTCCAATATGTCATCCGAGTCGAAGCCGGGTCCGGAGGCCCGACGTCCCGAGCCGCTCGCATGGCGGAAGCAGACAAGCTCTACGGTCTCGGAGCCGTCGACGACCAGTACGTCCTCCAGAAGCACCGGGTCCGCAACGTCAAAGCCGTTCTCGGCCGCCTTTACGAGAAGCGGCAGAAAGGTCTCATCGGAACGCCAGGCAAACGACAAGGCAAATAGGTTTCACGGCCGTCCACTTGACGACCCGTCTCCAACACGAAAGGATCACTTCAATGGCTCCAACCCCACGACCAGCGGGATGGAAAGGTGGCGGCGAGGACTTCGGCTTCCTCCGCACGTTCGACGGCCATGTGGCCCCCGAGCTAACCGGCATGGGCGACGATCCCGACGACCGTTTCGGTTTCGCCAACGTCCGATGGGGTTTCGAGAAAGCGGACCTGAGCGGGGACTACAGTACCCCGTTCGACGTGCATCTCGATTACGACGAAGAGTCAGAAGAGTAGGCGCGTAGTCGGTGAGGGGGTGATTAGCATGGCGCGACGTGGACGCAGGCACGGTCGGGGCAAGCGGAAGTAACGCTTTCGGAGGGTGAGGTATCTCTTCGGGACCCGCTGGATGCCTCACCCTCAACCCCTCACGAAAGAAGGATCATGCCAGCAAACTTCGGAAGTAAGATCACCAAGGGATCGTCGATCCCAGGTCTCAAACGGACCAGCAACCGATCCAAGCGTAAGTCAGGACGGCAGTAATGGCGAAAGAGAAAGTCGGCGACGACATGCAGAAGCGCGGAACGAACCAGTTCATGCGCCAAGGCCACACGTCGCACATCTACGGTAACCTCCCCTCCGTTGACGCGAAGGGCGGCATCACGTCCCCGCCGAAGGACCTGAAGGCGTAACTTATGGCTGGTCTTGGCGGGAAAGGTGTCGTCGAAGCGTTGACGAACACCTACACGGACGTCGCCAAGATGAAGCTACTCCCCGACGCGAACCAGCACATGCAGTTCCTCGACGGACTCATGCAAGGCGTCATGCATTACATTCAGATGCAAGCGAACGCGTCACTCGGGCCGGGACCCGGCGGTGGAGCCGCTGGTATCGGCGGAATGGGCGGCGGTGTCGGAGCGGCCGGTGCGGGCGGGGCGATGCCTCCCGGTGCCGGACCAGGCGGACCTGGCGGCGGCGGACCCCCGCCAGGACCTATGCAGATCGCCCCCGGCGGCGGTGCAGGCATGAGCGGACTCATGCAACAACCGAACCCTGACCAACTACGGCAGCTACTCGCCCAAGGACCGCCAGGCTAATGTCCGACTTCCTCACCACCAACCCTGAGCACGGAGGCGTCACCGACGAAATGATGGAGCGATTCTTCGCTGACCATCCCGACATGGCTCCGCTGCCATCCGTCAACCCGTCTGCCCAGTCAACTCCTGAAACGGAGCTAGAGCAACCCCCCAGTTCGCCCCAGGCTCCACAGGAAGGGGAACCGGAGGCGACCCCGGAACCGGCCGCACCTGAGCCGCCTTCGGAACCCCCGTCCGAACCGCCGGATGCAGGCGATTTCCTCGAACTCGACGGTACACGCTACCCACGCTCACAAATCCAAGCAGCGGCCGACTTCCAACGTCATCTCACATCTGACCCGCAGCTACAACGGCTCATCACCGACTATCTCACGGCGACACCCGCTCCGCCACAACAGGTAGCCCCCCAGGTCGCCCCCGCATCTCCTTCCTCTGAAGTCCCGCCCGAACTCGACATGGAAGACCCTTCCATGCGGGCGCTCTACACGCTCATCCAACGCAACAACGAGCAGATCAACAACCAGATCGCTCAACTCTCCCAAGGTGTCAACACAACGTACGAGCAGTCGATGGCGGCCCAACGCCAACAGATCGACGCCCAGTACCACACGGCCTCAGCATCCTTCGCCAAAGATCACTCTCTCGGCGACGACGAAGTGGAGCAACTGTCACAGGTAGCTGCCCGTCTCGGCGTGCTCCCCTCCCTCATGCAAGGCATCGACCCGATCACGGGATCACCCACATCACCAGATCCGATTCGTGCCTTCAGCCGTGCACTCGAAATCGCCATGTACCAAGTCCCTGAATACCGAGACCGTGAGTTCCGGCGTTCGGTGGAAACGATGCAACAAGAAGCACAGAAGAAGAAACTGCTCGGGGCAGTAGGCGGCTCAAGCGGCTCAGTCGCCAGAACAACCGCCCCTCCACAACCGGGATCACCCGAATCGAAACGAGCGATGCTCGCTGAAGTCGGGGCAATGCTAAACGGCGAGTGGTCAGACCCGACCGCGAACTAAAGGACGGATAAATGGCAACCCCGATCGGGACCAACGAAATCAACTCGATCAGCCGCAGGTACATCTACCCGACGCTCGTCGATAACGTGTACCGCTCGAACCTCATGTTCTTCCGGCTCAACGCCAGGAACAAGAAGGTGTTGCAAGGCGGACTCCAAATCGAAGTACCACTCGTCTACGCACGATTCGCTGCCGGCGGGTTCTACCAAGGGTTCGACCTGCTCGACGTCTCCCCCTCGGACACAGTGAAGAACGCTGCATACGACTGGAAACAAGCGTACGTTCCAGTCTCCGTCGACGGCCTCACTCTGATCCGAGCAGACTCCCCGGAAGCGATCGTCAACTTCCTGTCGTTCTATTTCGAGCAGGCACAAACGGAACTCGCCGAAATCCTTGGTGCGGGCATGTGGTCAACCGCTCCCGGCGCCAAAGGCGTTGACTCGATCCCTGCTGCCGTAGACAACGGCACACTCGCTGCCACCTACGGGGGTCTGTCACGAGGCGCGAACCCGTTCTGGTCCGCCAACCAGACGGCCATCACACCTCCGCTTGCTCTTGCGACGCTCCAAACGATGTTCGGGACCTGCACCGAAGGTGGACGGCATCCGACCATCATCATCACCACCCAAGCCGTCTACAACCTCTACTGGGCGCTCTCGACTGGGGGCCAAGCATTCCCGGTCCAACCCGGCGGCCACGACGAACAACTAGCACAGAACGGGTTCACGAACCTGCTCTTCAACGGAGTCCCGATCGCTGTTGACTCCCACGTCCCGGCAGCCCAAATGTTCTTCCTCAACGAAGACTACATCTACCTGTACGTGAACCCACGGGCCGACTTCAACATGAAAGAGTTCCGTGAGCCGGTCAACCAAGACGCGATGACGTCCCTCATCCTGTGGGCGGGCGACGTCTGCTTCTCCAACCTCCAACGGCAAGGCAAACTGACAGGAGTCACGTCGTAATGCCCGAAGCAACGATCACCAACCCCGGCTCACTCTACGGTCTCTCCGCAACCGCCCCGAACCAGTTCGTCGAAATGCTCAACAACAGCGGCGCATCCCTCTTCCCCGGCGACGTTGTCGCCATCGCAACAGACGTCACCGGCGTCCTTGTCACAACCACCACGACAGTCAACGACAAGACGGTGATCGGCGTGGTTGGAGCTAAGGTTCCGTCCGACTCGCTCAACTCCCAAGCCCCAGCGTCGTACGCGTCCCAGGCTGTCTGCCCTGTCATCATCCGTGGACCGGCTCGTATCAACATCGGTGCCAACACGGTAGCAGCCGGCGATCTGCTCGCATCGTCAGCCACAGCGAAAGTGGCAGCCACCAACGCAGGCACCCCCGCCGCCAACGCCGTCACAGGCTCTATCATCGCCATCGCACTCGAAGCGTACACAGCCAAAGACGCCAACAACACGATCCGCGCCTACATCAACAAGTAACATGGGACCCGGCGACTTCCTCAAAGTGACCTACCAGGGACGGCAACGCCGACTCCCTGACGGCACCGAATACTACGACTCCACGACCCCGTTCATTCTCATGTGGGACGCGAAGAAGTATCAGGTTCCCGTAGGTCAGTCTGCCTTCGCTCCGTTCGAGGCCGTATCGGTAGCAGCCGGTGATCCACGCTCCAACGAAGGTACACAGACGATACGAGACGAGTCAGGCAACGTCGGATGGGTCGTTGACCGTCCGACAGAAGTACGACGCCTCCGTACCCTCTACGACAACCAAACCGGCGACCTCCACGAAATCAAGTTCGCTCCACAACTGACCGTCGAAGATTTGGAGGGCAACGCGATTCGGACGGTACTCGACGACCCTGAAGGTGAGTCTGTTCTTCCGGCAGAGACCACGATTCTCGACCGTGAACAACTCCTAGCCCAAGTCCAGCGTCAACAACGCATGATCGAACAGTTGGCGACAGCGCAGGGCATCGACCTGGGGACCGTCGAAACGCAAACGTCCGAACCAGACGAGCCTTCCAATACTGAGGACCCATTCGCTTCCGTACCTGAGGGCTAACGTGTGCAACCGCCGTGGGACTTCGCTCTTCTTGTCGATGCTCCACGACAGGACTTGCTGCGTGAACTGGCATCCGCCCACACCGATTTGGCTAACCTTCACGAAGAAATAGCCTTCAACAAGGTAGCCGAAGTCGAGAACCGCTCTCTCCGTGCAGCGCGCATCCAGCTAGAGGGCCATCGTGACGCGCTCATCGAGAAGAAGTTTCTGCTGCTAAGGTTGCTCGATGCTACGGTTAGCCGCTGATGCCGCCCGCTGACGAAGTCCAATGGATACAGATACGGGACTTCAAGCCTGGCCTCTCCGACGACCCCGGCTCGAACTATCCGGCAGGAGCCGCACAACGCTCAGGCACCTTCCGATGCGTCTCCAACCGTAACGGCGCACTTGTCCCGCTACCACAGCGGCAGACCCCGTTCACAATGCCGCACAATGGCGTACAGACAGCGGTCACAGGAATCTACTATCCGCCTATCGGTCTGCTGCCGTCCGGCGGAACAGGATTCAACCCGAACATCTACCCTGAACACGAAGTGTTCGTCGGAACAGAGTTTCAGAGCGGCGGTAACGTCACAACCAACGTGCGACGGTTCCGGCGCTACGAAATCCCAGGGACCAACTTCGACACGATCCAATCCGACACACGTGCCCAAGCAGCAGGCGCATGGCGGCCCAGCGGTATAACGTTCGTAGCAACCCGATCCCTGCGCTCCAACCCACGAGCACCAGGCGTTCCGATCGTCGTCTTCTTCAGCGGCTCAGGAGTTCTCGCCTTCCCCGACGACGCCAACCCGTCCGCGAACGCCACCTACCAAATCTTCCCGGCATTCGGTGACACGGGCGGCATATTCGTCCTCAACATGGCAGCCCACCAAGGCAAAGTCATCATCCAGATCGTCAACCCGTTCGGTCAGGGTGTGAACACGCAGACGTTCATGGGTGAGTCGATGATATGGTCAGCTATCAACGACGTCACGACAGCGAACTGGCTTGGTACACGCCTTGATCCTGATACGGGTACGACGTCTGAACCGGCGGTCATGGTTCCCGAGAACCCGTCCGGTTACGCGTTCATGGCTTCCATGTCCGCTAACGAGATATTCGCTGTCAAAGGCCACGGCGGACTCTACTACACAGGCGACCTAGACGGAAACGGTTCAGTCGTTTCTCTGCCGATGGTAACCGGAGCCGAAATCCAGCAGGTCCCAGCGATCAACAACGCAGGAGTCATCTACGGGAACAGAGGCTCAGGGATATGGACGTGGACACACGGGCCTGCCTGCCAACTCTTGTCACCCATGATGAACCCGGACTTCTGGACGCTCCCATCGCCAGTCTTCCCGCTCGACGACTTCGGCGGCATCTCCTACTCGCTCACAACGCTCGACGACTGGATCATCACACCCGACAACTTCCTGTACGACACGCAGACAAACGGGTGGTGGCGTCTCGAAGACGACACGGTAGCCCGGTTCCGCTACAACACGGGGCTGTCCCACTACCTTTACTGTTCCGAATCGTACTACACCGACACCTACGACACTCCCGTCTCGTTCTACGCACGAGAAACACCGTCAACGTATTATTCGTGGCAGTCGCATCCGCAGTGGGAGACGATTGACACGCTCATCGACGTGCGAGAGATTACTTTGCGTGTGCGAGGCGCTGGACAAGTCAAGGTGACACTGACGGGCGAAACGTCGACGTCAGTTAGTACCTTCTCGGGTGTCTCCACGATTCTACCTGTTCTTCTACGTCAACCCAGTCGTATCCAAGACGCGAACATAGCCGTCAAGATCGAAGCGACCGGAAGCGGATCACCGGCCGTTGCTCCTACTGTCTACGAATGCAACCTCGGATACTTCCCTGTCCAACGTGAGAAAGTGACAATGACGTGAGGATGACGGCGTGAGTCTCAACGTCACAGGTCCATGTCAGCTACACATACCCCACAAAGACTGGGCGGACGACCCGGCAGAGAAACAGAACTACGAAGCGATCGAACAATGGTCGTATCGGTTGCCGAACTGTTTCGAGGCAGCAGGACCGGACCCTGGCGGAGCAGTCACAGTCCACCGGGCCACCTACGGATGGTCTCACGGATACTACGGTCCACCAGTTGTCGCCGGCGCATACACGTTCTACAACTCGATCCCGAGCGGAGCCGGGAACCTTTACTGGGACTGGGGGAACACGGCACTAACCGCCGACGCCCTAAACGTCAACGGATGCTTCGGGACTGACCCCAACGGCCGTATAGGCCACAACGGGTATGTTCCGATCATACCGATCAACAAATCCGGTCTGCTCTCCTGGCACGCCATACTCGACGGGTCGTCGATGATAAACGGGCAATGGTCAGTGAACTTCGTGGACTACAACGCCAAGTCGAATCTTCAGACGGAGACGAGTGTTGTAGCTCCTTCTGCGGGCGGTCCGATAGTGTCCGTCGGCGGCGGCTACTACGTTCCCGCAGGCACCCAACTAGTGTTCTACGTGAACCAGTTCACGGGCACGACCAGCGTGTTCTCGATACGAATGATGATGACTCTCTTGGAGTTCTAATGCCCGTCACTCTCTCCGAATACATCAGACGCTCACGGTCAGTCCTCGACGAACCCTCCGCACGATTCTGGACAGACGCTGAACTAACTGACTGGATCAACGACGGAGCAAGAGACCTGGCACGACGAGCCGAAGACCTGCTCACCTACGATCAGACCATCAACGTTTCAGCGAACATCGCCAGCTACCCTCTACCCGTCGACGTCATCCGTATCCACCGGGCAGAGTTCGTCCCAGTCAACTCCACCCAGACGTACCCGATTCGTGCGTCATCGCAGGACGAAATGGATCAAATCTGGGGGACATACCAACAGAACCCTGCCTCGTACCCGTCGTGGTTCGTCACGAAAGGATACCCTGGCGGCAGCGGCTCATCGTCGTTCCAAATCCAGTTCTACCCGGTCCCGTCCCAACCAGGCACCATCAACCTTTACTACTACAAGATGCCGAAACGCCTAGCGTCAACGGACACGGCCCTCACCATCGACTTGCCTGAAGGATGGGACGACCTAATCATCACCTACGTCGAATGGCGAGGACTCCGCAAGACCCACGACGCTCGCTGGCAGGACGCGTACAAACTCTACACGGAACAGATCGACTATCTGCTCAACACGACACGCTTCTTCCACGACCAGCAGCAGGTAATCTCAACCGCTTCACGCATGATGGTCCCTCAGTGGCTCACGGAATGGCCTGAATAGGCGGCGCAATGGCATACATTGGATTAGCGGGGCAAGGCAACCCGGCGACAGGACAACAAGGCCAGGTTCGTTCACAATCCGACCCTGGCTACACGAACGTCGGCGGGCAGCTTCAATCGCAGTTCTCGCAACAGCCCGACCCGAACGCTTGGTTCAGTCAATGGCAGCAGCAGGTCGGTAACCCGTCGCAAATGTTGGAGCAGGCCCAGTGGAACCAGTTGCAAGGCCAAATCGGTCTCACGGGAATGCAATCCGATCTGGCGTCGCAAATCCAGAACCAGCAGGCAGGATGGCAGCTTCAAGGATTCGGTCTCGACCAACAATCGCAAGCCGTCCAACAAGGCGCATTGTCGCGTCAAATGTCGCTCCTGCCGCAACAGTACGGTCTCCAACAGCAAGGCTTCGATATCCAAGGCCAACAACTCGGGGTCCAAGGCCAACGACTCGACGAGCAGCAGAAAGAGTCGTGGCAGAATGCGGCACAATCGCAGCGGGGCCTAAAGTCGTCAGCGACAGCGGCAGGCACGTGGAATATGCCGGGCACATCGCAAGGGTACGCTGATATCAAACAAGGGTTACAGAATGCGCTCACGAATATCGGGTTCGGTCGTCAAGACCTTTCGCTGAACCAGCAGCAACTCGGGTTGAACCGTCAAGGCGCAGCGCTCACATTCAAGGAGCAGCAGGCGGCCCAACAAGACTCGCAGAAGATGCTCGGAATACAGGCGCAACGCCTCGGTCTCAGCGAAGACGAAGTACGAGGACGGCTACAGAATGCGCTGAACCAGATCGGCATAGGCAGCCAGATATCCGTCGATCAGCTACTAGCCGAGCAATACAAAGTCCAGCAGGGCGGGTTGTCGCCGCTGTCTGGAGCCTTCGGTGATTTGCTCTCAATGGGCGGGGTAACCGTCCCGTCGCAATAGGAGACAACGATGGGTGCATTCGATTGGGCCACGACCTTACGTGAAGGTCTTCAATCCGGCGCTGGAAACGTAGCGAAAGGAGGCGCCCAGTTCGCACGACAGAACCCGGTTCCGTCTATTCTGTCGTTAGGGACCGCTCCGTTCTGGGCAGGCGCAGCTAGAGAAGCGGGAAGTCTCATGCCTAGCGGCGGCGGCGGCGGCGGCGGCGGATCATCTGACCCGTCACAACCACAACAGCAGCAGCAGCCCGTTACTCCGCAAACACAATCCGGTCCAACACAATCCGGTCCAACCGGCAACATGACCTTCAACCCGTACGTAAACCCGCTCGCCATGTCGGCGTTCTTCACGCAATCAATGGCCCCGTATCTCAACTCGATCGCTGACCGTTACCAGCAACAGTCGGGTGCGGCCCAGAATCTTGCTCAACAGAACCTTCAACATTTCCAGATGCCCGCTCAGTTCAAGTCGTTCTTCGGTCAGCAACTCCCGCAAATGCAACAGGATCAGGCGGGAGTTATGGCGGCTCTGCAACAGGCGGCACCCGCCCAAGGCCAATATCAGCAGATGATGGCAGGACTCGGGAACCTACAGAAACAAGCGCAACAAGCGTACGCGACGGAACTGTCCCGCAAGGCGTACGAGCAGACATACGGGGTGCAGCCGGGAACAGGACCAACCGGAGCCTCAACCGCTAACCCGGCAGCGACAGTAGCGGGCCTCTAACATGGCGAAGAGCGACTACCAGTCAGCGGTTATCAAATGGCGGCAACGCGCATCCCAAATGCGGAGTGCCGGTGTCGCTGATAACGTCTGGAAGCCGCTTGCCACCAAAGACCTTACGGCGATCATGCAGCAAGGCAAATCGCCGATGGCAGACGCCCAAGTCAACGACGCAATGAAAGCGGCAATCGGGGTCTCACCGATCAAAGACCCGCAGAACATGGTCGGCGGGATCATGGATATCGTCGGCAACATTCCGTCCGACGTCCAGAATCTCGTCACCGGGTTCGTTCCCGGTGTGGCGTCAATGGCATGGCACGCACCCGAACAGGCAGCAGACCTCTACAAGACATTCGCCGGCTCCAACGCTGACCGAGCGAAGATAGCCGCCAAATACGGGATCACACCGAACGCTGACATTGGCGACTTTCTCCGTAACCTCCCGAAGACGCCGCTGCTTGGTCAACTTCTTCCCGGTGCGAACACGGCAGCAGCAGCCACAACCTCCCAGGGACGCAAATCTCTCGAAGCTCATCCGGTTTCGACGCTTATCGACGTGGCTGCCGCCGCTTCGGTAGCGGGGAAGCTCGGCGTGTTCGGCAAAGGAGCCGCCGCTGCCTCTGATGCTGCGACTGCTGCAGCGGAAGAAGCAACGAAATCAGCGGTCGAACTGGAAGGCCAGCAGGGAGTCAAACAAGCAGCGAAAGAAGCGGCCCACAAAGCCGCCGAAACGGCATGGCAGAACATTCCTCGGCCGTCAGCGAGAGAAGCGCTTCAACGCGGCCAAGCATTCAAGGCGGCCGGGCGAGGTATCCTCCAAACCGCTGAACACACTCCCGGTTTACGACACCCCGGCGGCGTCCCTCTACGCGAAGCCATCCGCAATGTTCTCATGGACCTGCAAATCCACCCCGACATTGCGGAACGCCTCTCACGACCGTTTCAAGAGATACGCACCAAGAACGAAATGCTGATGCGTAACTTCCTCAAATCTGAAGTAGTCAAACCGATAACGGACCTGAACAAAGAGGACCGTAACCTCTTCAACGTGAACTGGAACGGGACGGCTACGGACGCGGAGAAGGCAGCGTTCGACGCTCGACCTGATCTGCAAGCGATCCAAGACACAACACGACGCTACATCGACTACATGGCCGAGAACGATCCGGCGCTAATGAAAGTCCAAGCGAAATGGGGGAAACCGCAATACTATCGTAAAGACTCGCCGGTCGGACGCGCCTACAACGAAGTGCAAAGCCTCGATGCCGCATTGCAAGACAAGACACGAGCGGCAGCGCACGTGACAATGAACTTGAATCAGTTGCGAATGACGGGAGCCGACCCCGAGAAGATTCGTAAAGCCGAAGTAGCCGAAACGAAACTTCTCGGTGACAAACAAGCGATCCAAGACGGCCTCGACAACGCCCAATCGCAGTTCGAGCATAATCTGGAGAAGTACGCTCCCGCTTCGTTTCAGGCTGCGCTTGTCGAAGGCGCGCCGTCAGTGGGTTGGCGAGGTATCCGAGAGCAGGCAGCGTCCACGGCCGAAACACAACGCAACCTCCCGAAAGGCACTCTGCAACGCCAACTCCCCGAAGTGTTCAATCACATTATGGCGTCCACGGATATCAAAGAGATAGCACGCTACATTGGCGACAAGGAAGCGAATAGGCTACTCACCGACGCGAACATGACGTGGCAGACGCTCGCTCAGCATGGTCTCGACCCGATCTTTCTTCCTGTGGTTCCGGCGGCACGTGTCGAACACGTCGCCTATCCGACTGTCGTCCCGCTCGGCGGTGCGGTCACACCGGCCGTGTCACGCGCCTCGACGCTCAACCTGTCCCGAACAGTCTTCGATGTTGCTGTCGGCGTCACGGAATACCAGCGTCAAGTTCTCACAGCAGCAGGAACACGAGAGTTCGCTGAGAACTGGGTTCAGCCGTGGACTCGTAACCATCTCGAAGAGAAAGACCGTATCCAGAAGGCAATACTCAACGGCGGCGGGATGGCGAACCAGCAGCTACGCCAACAAGTCCAGTTGGAAATGGGACGCCATTATCTCAAATGGAACCCTGACTCTAACGGACTGCAAGGCTATATCCCGTCAGCGGAATATCTGATGCCGAAAGGCGTCGCACGAGCAATCGACAAACTCGGGTTCAAGGAAGAGTCGTCCACACCGATGAAAGTCCTCTACGACCGAGGCATGAAAGTGTGGAGATTCGCTGTATTGACGACCCCACGCCACATGAGCCACGTCCTCTTAGGCGGGGCGATGATGGGCATACTCCAAGACCCCGCTTTCGTCCCTCACTTCATCCGACGCTTCTCCGACGTACGCAAGGTCATCAACGGCGACCCGGCGATGTTGGAGAGAATGGGTCTTATTAGCAAGGGAGCGTCGAGCGCCGAGATAGAGACAGCAACAGCAGCGTTCGTATCCAAGTTCGGGCCTCGCATCAACATCGACGCCGACCCGCTGATAGCTGTAGGGTCAGGCCAATCGCACGGACGTATCCTCAACACGGTCATTGACCCTGCGAAGAACCTCGTTCACGGTGCGAACTGGGTCGAAGAGCAAGCGACTCTCATGTATAAGATCAGCACGATGCTGACGAAAGAAGCGAAAGGAGTCCAACGGGAAGAGGCGATACGGTTAGCGAACAAATGGTTCGTGGACATGAACGCCATGACCCCGTTCGAGCGCAACTCGATCCGGATGGTCTTCCCGTTCTACGGCTTCACGCGCCACCTGTTCCGCTACCTGATGACATACCCGTCCGATCACCCGATAGCTGCCTCTATTCTCACGAACTTCGCGAACCAGTTCCAGCAGGACCACAACAGCGGCCTCCCGCAGTCCATGAAGTTCCTGTTCTTTCTCGGACACCCTGACGTCAACGGCAACGTAACCGGCGTAGACTACCGTTCTATCGACCCGTTCCGGTCTTTCTACAATGTCTTCACGATCGCCGGCATCTCGTCGCAAATGAACCCTGCTTTCCAAGCGGTCGCGCAACAGATGGGCGTCAACGTCCTGTCCGGTACGTCGGAACTGTTCCCGACAACACATTTCGATCCGAATACGGGTCAGATGGTAGCGGACCAGCCGCCTGGCCTCCCGCTGCGACTGGCGGAAGCGGCAGTCCCAGAAGTTCAAGGCGTCGATGCGATATTCTCGCTATCGGACCAGTACCGTAACCTCAAACTCACCGACCCCCAAGCCTACAAACGACGCGTCTACACGTCCTTTGGTATCCCCTTCGCTCCCTCGACTGTCAACGTCCCACGCACCGTCGAAACCACGCAGATGAAACGCTACACAGACGCGCAACAGTCGATAGCGGAAGCGATACGTACCGGGGACTTCTCGAAGGCGAAACGGTACAAGGTTGTCCCGACTCCGTCCACGCTGAAAGTCTTCCTCGGCAACAAACCGTACGCGACTACAGCGGAAGTGGAGCGGGTCTACAACGCGCTCATGGAGCAGATGGGTCTTGCGGGAACCGACGCCTCTCTCCACGGCCAGCTACGCAAACCTCCACGCACAAGGACGTCCCACTGATGGTTACGAAGATGCGGCTCCGAATCTTAGAGGACGGACGCCCGCAATACGTCATCGCTGCCGACGTTGGCGTGTCTCCTGCTCGTCTGTCCGAATACGCGTTAGGGAAACGTGCTATCCCTTCACGGCTGATCTACGAGTTTGTTCGTGTGTTCAAGTGCAATGTGGAGGACTTTCTGGGGTGGGAAGAAGACGAGATGATCGTGGGCGTGGAATGAACCCCCCATTTCCCGTCACAGCCCACAGGATCACTTCTGCTGCCCTCCACCTGCTTCCGGCACCCTAACCCCTCGGACCCCGATCCAGAGCCTCTCCGGGCCACACAGAGGCTGAAACGGGCGAACCCACCAGCTTCTAATAACATCTAGGCGGGAATCTCGCCACCCCTCAAGGTTTCGTGGGTGAACAACGGACGTCTCACCCCAACCTCGCACGCCTGCGGATTCCGGTACACGATCTCTACGCGACGATCCGAACGGTCCTTCGACTTCGATTCTCCCGCCTGTACCACGGCCATAGTAGCGTTCGCTCCGTACAAATCTGTCCACCAGTCGCCTTCTTTGATGAGGCGGAAATACGTCGGGTGGTCATATCCAGACAGAACAACATTCCCTTGGACTCGCAAGAGGACGTCCACTAGTTCGTTATGGTATTCGTCGCCGGGTTCAACAGCGTAGTATCGCTTGCCTCTTCGTGTGTCCAGAATATACGGGGGGTCGCAATAGAAGGTCGTATCAGGTGTGTCCCATTCTTGAAGGATATCGAGAGCGTCACGGCATTCGATCTGAACGTTACGGATACGATCATGGATGGCCCCTAGTTTCCCTTGACGGTGGAACCAGCGGGCGGCCAGATTATCCGTACGTCCTCGTGACCAGTCACCTTTACTTGCGAGCCTCTTACCCGAAATACTCTGATTGAGAACCGTGTAGAACGCGACCGCCCGACGAACCGGATCAGCGATACCTTCGAACGATAAACACGACTCGAAGGTTTCTCGACTATATGGCGTGAGGTCCAGAAGTCGTTGGAACTCAACCGCCGAGTCAACCTCACGCAAAGTCTCAAAGAGGTTGACAAGCGCACCGTCAAGATCGTTATAGACTTCAACTTCGCTTCGCTCTCGGTTGAGCAATACTGAACACCCGCCTCCGAAGGGTTCAACGTAAACACGAGTTTGCGGGACAAGCGGGAGAAGATCATTCAGTTGCTTACCCTTGCCTCCTGCCCAACGCACCAAAGAGAGAGTGTTCATACACGAACACTAACTTACCTGACCAATACGCGCAAGAGGGAGGACAGGAGTCCCCTGCAAGGCCCTCCCGTCCTCCCCCGCGCCCTGGACCCAACGGCCACCGATGGCACGGACCGCCAAGCCGAGGCTATGTGGGAGTGAGCCGTATCCGCAATGTTATGGCAAACACAACCCGACGACCCACTCCCACGACCTATGGTAGCAGCGACGACTTAGAACAGCTTCATCTTCTTGCCTCGTTTCGCCGGCCTCCCCACGACCTTCCCTTTCCCGCTCTTCCCCGTCTTCCACTCCCAATGTTTCTGGCACCATGCGATCCCTTCGTCAGTTATATGTGTCCCCACGCAACTCCCGCACTTCACGCACGGACGATACACGTACGGTGGAATGGGCGGACGAGTCTCAGAACCACCCTCGACACTCTCATGGAACACGCGTAGATCATCTAACACGTCGATGAGTAACGCTTGATTCCGGAGGACTGCTGCCGGATGCCATGTTACCAAACCCCATGTATCCACGTCTAATCCACTGATCGGGCATTTCACCCATCTGCCCCTAATCTCCCCAACTCGGTAACCTTGGACCCAGGCACTCACGGCAACACCGCCAAACAACAGAAGGAAAGACGGCTCGATCAGCCGCAACTGCGCCATCAGATTCCCACGACACGCCTCCACCTCCAACCCCGTAGGAGTCCGGTTCGGGAAGCACGACACGGCATTCACCCACGCGACGTTCCCGAAACGCGGCTCGATCCAACTTCTCGCCAGTTGACCGCTCAATCCGACGAAGGGTCGTCCTTGTTCGTCCTCCGTTCGGCCAGGTGCCTCCCCAACGACAGCAACACGAGAAGGTACAGGGCCGTCCCAAGGAACAGGCCGGGTGCTACGGGTATGCAGATGGCAGCGAACACATCCAATGATCTGCGACCTTACTTGTAGTGCCGTTCGCGGTTGCACGTCCGACAATAGCGCTTCTCCTTATGCCAGTAGGTGTTCTCGTCTGTATACTCGTGACCGTGAGAACATCTGGTTACCTTCGGTCTGCGACGAAGGTTCTCGACGGCCGTTACACACTCCATGTGGAACGGGTTGTAACAGGACTTCACGCGACACAAATGGTCTATGGTAAGACCGTTAGGGATCGGACCACGAATAGCTTCGTACGCTAGTCGGTGGACGGGTCTAGGTCCGAAAGTTCCATAGCCGTCTTGGTCCAATCTTCCGTCGTAGATCCAGCATTGTCTAATGATTCCCATAGGACTCTGGCTCGTTTCGCTCCGATCCCTCGGACTTCCATAAGATCAGACAATCCCACCGTCCACATTGCTGGCACTGTACGATCAAAGTGCTCGTAGATTGCCCGTGCCTGAACAGGTCCGATACCACGGAAGCCTTGCAACAAGTGGATAGCCCACTGTTCGTTTCCACTCTTCCCCCATTCGTCAGATGTGGGTCCTGGCCTGCTCTCCAACGCGATGTGCCGCGGTTTGGCCGTCCACCGCGTAAACGCGGATATCAAAGTGGAGGTTTCCTGGGCCGTAGTCGAAGTAATGACCCAACAGCCGCTCAACTGTATCGACCACAAAGTCCCTAGATGCTGCGTCACCGACCATCGTGTACGCGTCCACGTCGCTAAGCCATCGTTCGTCCAAGATGCTCTCCCTTCAAGTACGAGAAGCGACAACCCGAGCCGCTTCATCATCCCAAGCTCCTTCGCTAACCTCCCATCCTGAACCGACGCAACGAAATCCGACAGTTCCTTTCGTTGGACACCAACCAAACCAAACTCGGTAGACGTGAACAGGAAATCCGCACCATACTGTTCAGGCACCAACGACGACTTACCCAACGCTCGTAACAACGGCGGCTCAGTCGGCGACACCAGCATCGTCGTCGCTCTCTGCCGGTGCTGTCACGGGAGGTTCCAGCCACCTCGGGCACCAGTAAGCATGGAAGCGTCCAGCTTCACGCCCACACAGACGGCAGCGGTGAACGGTCATTTGTTGTCGCTCTCTGCCGCTTCGATAACGCCCGCGAGGTTGTCGAGTGCCGCGATCAGTCGCGGCAACGTCTCGTCAATCAGGCCAGTGAGGGCATCCACCGAATCTTCGAGGCTCATTCGTCGTCGCTCTCTGCCGGTGGCGCCTCGTGGCATGGGAAGGTGCGGACGCGGATCGGCACCATGACGACTTCTTCCATCTCGGTCGCTTCGTCGCCGTCCCCGTCGCACTCGAAGTGGTCAGCGAGCCACGAGTACTCGCCGTAGATCAGGTCGCCGTCCGTGCGCCGGAACGCGGTGAACGCTCCCGGCATCCGGCGTGCTTCTTCAGGGGTCATTCGTCGTCGCTCTCTGCCGGTGATGTCACAGTTTCCATCCCGCTACCCCAATCAGATATGCCGCCACGAAATCCGGTGCCACAACTTTCCCTTTCACCGGCTTCCGACCGTCACCCGAGAACGGCTTCCTCTCTTTTAGCGTGGTCATCCGATACCCGGACGGCGACTCGACCAAGAACATCTCCGTATGAAACAGATGCGCTAGTTTCTTCTCACCCGACGGCTTCATCCCGACCGTCTGATACTTGGCGAACACGTCAGCGTCGTCGCCGAACTGGCCCTTCTTCTCCCGTGTCTGCTCTGCGGCGACCACACACAACACGTGCCCAC